CAGAAGGTGCCACATGGGAGATGGTCGACGTCGGGGCGACGATGCCGGCGGCGGCGGGAGCGCCAGCCGTGATGGCGGAAGCGGCAACAGGGACTGGCGGCTGGGTGGACATGGTAAACGTAACAATGACTCTTTATCCCCGTATATTGGAGGCACATAAAGAACGTGGCCACTAGAGATAAGAATAACACCAAGCAAACCATCAGCAGAGACGCGATCAGGCACAACGTGAACAGGGATAAGACCACATAACCTAGATTCGAAGAACTCGAACGCTTGGCGCACAGTGCAAAGCCGAAGAGTATCTGCCAAATACTTCTTTGGCAGGTGCGGGAACAAAGAGCGTGCAACAATGTATGCACAATCACGCTCAGGGTCAATGATTGGTGGGCTCAACTCTGGTGTAGTCATGGTTGAAAAGAAAAAACGACTATCAAAGAGGCAACAATAAGTCCGGACACAAAATTCAACATCTTCAGGTGCAAGATCAGGATAAAACCCAGCAGTCGCCGGAAGCAACGCTGCAAGGTCCGTCTCAGTCGGTCGGCGAGCCCGACTGATATAAGCATCAAAAAGATCGGCAACTGGGACGAGCGGGTCATACAACCGTGAAAAATGTTTTAAGACGGCGCGAACCGGATCAACATGCACACGGTTGTTCAAGAAGAAACGCCCAGCATGGTATGGGGGCAAATCGCGCTCGATCTTCAACTCAACTATTTGCATATCAGGAGAATTACCGGCCGGGTGCGCGTTAGAACACGGACAGGTTGTCAGCATATCATCACCTTTCTGCAAAACGTAACCTTGTTCGAACCCCTCAAACCGACAAGCGACTGTAGTCAGCATTTGAATGACATTGCGAATCAACGTGAATGGGTCGCCGGAAGCTAAATTGAAGCGTTGAATGCCGCGATATCTACCAGTGTGCATAGCTTTAACGCGGTATTCAGAAACGGTTTCAAAATAAAGACGCATCGTTTCTTCATCAACGCCGCAGTCAAGAGCAATTCGAAGGAAAGCACCAACGTGACTAGGTGTATGTGTGGCATCTTGTCGACTGACATCTAACTGCACATTGAAAGCAGTAAAAGCGTCAAGAGCACCAGATTCAGAAAGTACTGTTTCTAACTCCAAATCAGAGAGCCCAAAATCTAAATAGACGCCATCACGCATTAATTTAGGGAGATTCCTATACATCAATGCAGCCGCTTGCGCGAAACGAACACCATAGCTGTTTGAATTAGTCGTAACGCCTTGCCCCTTCGGTAAAGTAGCGGCAAAACCGGGCGTAGCTTTAGCCTTTGTTTGCGTTTTAGCAAAAACAACCCGGTCCAAGGTCTTGGCAGTTTCACCAAACGCAGAGTCATCCCAGCCACCAGTGAAATTAGAAGATCGCGTAGCAAACCAGCGAGCAATAGCATCTGGCTCGACAACATGCAGATCGTAAGAATTGTTATAAAAGCATTGGCGGAAGCGCTCATATGCTAAATCAGATCTACTCATTGTCTCAGAAAAGCCAGCATAATCCTGCAAGTTGAAAAATTGTCGTTTGCAAACATTGTCCGTATCGGTCCAAGCGCAAGAGCTCAACTGGACGTCCACCAATTTATTAACCTCTGAAAAAACGCTGCGAAACGTAGCTTTCTTGAGCAGAAGTCCAGGCTCGCCAATCGAAAGTAAACCAGGCATCTCATCTTGAACAAAATCAATGACTTCATGTTCCTGCGGTAAGTCAAAGTCACGACCAGAATAGATAAAAGCCTGACACTCAGAAAGTGTTGGTGCGGCGACCGTTGCAGGTGGTTCCCAGATGCGCGCCTCAAGAGATGAGCAAACACCGAGCAAAACCTCACCAGTTGAATATGAATCTTCAATACGAACGTCAGCTGCAGCGGCGGCGGAAGCGCCGGTGGCAGAGCTAACCAAGACAAACTCGTAATCAAGAGGCGCAGCAACAGTTACACGATCAATCATTCGCCTCCCATGGGGGATATTCTCAGCAGGATAGTTACCAAAAAGCGTGTGAATTTTTGTCGAATCGCACACGACAGTCAAAGAACGGGAATGGCGCGAAATCATGACGACAAATTGGCCCGGATTGCTAGTGAGAAAGGCAGTGGCTTTCGGCGAAACGACATAATAAAAGACCGCGTGTTTGGCACGTGAACCCTGAGCTTGCGCCACTGAAACAACAGGCTGACCATTAGGGCAAGGGTCAGTGGTGCGCATGTTCATGACAAGGTCAAAATCAGTGAAATCATTGTCAGTCTCTTCGACAACACGTATAGAACGATCCACTGTGCTTCTAGTTTGATAAACAGAGTCCAGAGGTAATCGGAAAGCGGACAAAGCAAGAAAGAGGGCATCCATGGGCATCGTATTACTAACGGTGAAATTGATAACACGCCTCGTGAGCATGGCTGAAGAGGGTTCAATGCAATCACCAGAAGCAGAGCCAACTTGCATAGTATCACCAACAAGAATTACGGGCCGATGCGTCGCGTAAGCGGACCACAAGCGCAAATGAAGGGCAGAGAAGCGGACGGCCTCATCAATTATTACCACGTCAAAATTCTGTCGACGTGGGCGATGATAAAAAGTGACTATCTCGCAAGATACTCCAGCAAGTGTAGTAGCCCTCTGCCATTGAGAGGCAAGTTCGCGAGTTGGAACTACGATCAATGCCCGTCGCTTATATTCGCGTAGCCAAGAACGAATAGCCGAACTCTTTGCGCTACCAGCGACACCATTAATGAAGACCATCGGAGCACGGATAATGCCGGCCGGAACATGCGCTGAAAAGTCGCTCGATAGCTTCCAGAAAGCATGCTCATCGCTACCAATATTGGGTTCGGGCGGAAGCGCCCGCAAAGCGACGGTCGAATCAATATTTGTCTTCGTCTTTGGTGGTGTAACATTGGTAAAGATGGCCTCAATGAGCATCGCTAAGCCGAAATCAGGAGCAGGTATCGAAAAATTGCGAGGCCGTAAGATCGCAGCCAATTCTTCCAAAGAATTACAATGCTCACGGAAGCGACGATGCGAAACGGAAGCGTTTGCATAATCGGCGAACAAATTGCCAGTAGGTGAAAAATTCTGTGGCGCGCGTAAAGTAGCCAAAATTGGTATAACAATAGCCTGAGGGTGATTCCCAGGAGCTCTAGGCACGGTCGAGTCATCTTCAACCATCGGTGGTTCAGGCGGAGGCGAAGCATTCTCGTCTAAACTCTCAACATCACTGACTTCAATGGCAAAATCTTCATGCGTGCGCATTTCCTCAACGCGGGCCATAGATGTGTACCAAGGGTGCGTTTCAAATCTTTCGCGGGCAGGAGGCGGAGCAAGCGCAGCAAGTACGGCGTCAGGCGGCTTAACCCGAACAGGCTTGAGCCTGATTTCGGTGGTAACGGGCGTGAGAGAGTCAAGGGTAAAACCGTCATGAGGAAGCATGTCTCGCGAGCAATCACCACTATGAACATGTGGCGGGTAATACGGCTTGTAAACTATGTTAAGCTCAGCAAGATCAATATCGCAATTGCGAAGGCACATAATGCAAGAGCAAAGAGGTGCGGAGGTGTCGAGCCCAATTGCATCAGGATCACGTTTCTTCTCAGTGCGTCTGGCAATAGGATCAAAGCCTAGTTCATCGACGGGCAGGGGCAACGTAAGGGTCCTGCTCTCATCCACAAGAGCTTGCTGTAGCGACAATAAATTCAAAGCACGCACACGCCGGAGGGCCGCAGCTCGATCAGGCCGCCGAACAGCGATGTAGCGTGACCGTGTAATCTGCGGGAGTGAAATACGGGGCGTACGTCTCGAAACGGCCGACAGACCACGCCGTATCCTGGTATCATTGCTCATGGTTAACGCACCAAATGAATTGAAAAGCTCACCAGCAAGAGGCGGAAGCGCCAATGCTGGTTTAGCGACGGACATCGCGAGTGTGACAACGGACTTAACAACCGGAAGAAGTTTTGGCACAGGTAGCCGGATTGTTTCAAAAGCAGGGAACGTAGCCTCAGAATACAATGTAGTGGCGTTACGAGCATTGAAATCAAAAGGCAGGTCATCAGGGTCCAATTTGGTAGCAAACCACCAATCAAGCAGTCGATCTTTAGGTGACCTAGTGTTCGGGTCACGTCGACGATGGAGCTGAAAGGTGAACAGATCCTTATAATAAGTGATCCATCGCTGTTTATAAGACCCATGCTTGTTGAACAGATGATCTATCTCGGCGAAATAACTCGTGATAACGCGTTGATAATTCTGTGCCGAAAGATCAGCGGCGGTGATGGCGCAACCGACAACAGAATAAAATTGCTCATGATTGAGATCAAGCCTCTCTTCAAGCACATCTTTACCGATGCGCACCTCAGCCAATTGACCACGCAACTTGTTGGCAATGGGAGCAAAAGCAATCTTATTAGCTTCTAATGTACTGATAAAATTGACTAAGCTATTAAATCGCTTTGCTTGCATAGCAAAATGTTTAGGTCGATTCTCAGATTGCCAATACGGGCGCAAATACGGTAAAACGATGAAATCCTTGCCAGGTTGTATGATCGTTAAGGGATGAGGTTCATGACAACCGCGTTCTACACGAAGTTCCAACAAGTGCAAAGTGCCAACTGCGCGGAATGACTCTACCTGGCAGTGATAACCTTCAAAAGCTGGCAACGGTTTGCACCAACTTAGCATAGCAGTTGCATCGTCAAAATAACCGGCGGAAGCGCCATGGTTATGTGTAGTAGCGATGCGATTGCCTTCACGTCGAAAAGTTAAATGACAATCAAGATCCACATAATCGTCAACCCGTTCATCAAGTAACACCGTGGGCAAATGCGTGAGAACTAACGCGCGATGCGCCCCACGCTGAATCATCGCTTTAATGAAATCATCGCGATGAATTGACGTGGTCGAGAAAGGTGCAAGGATAGTAGTGCCTCCAACAAATTGACAAGTTTCAAATTTATTAGAACAACTGAACCTGTCAAAGATATCCCTAGCGGCTTCAGTACCAAGGCGCTTCTGACGATAAGCATCACGCCCGCTCAAAATTGGTGCGCAATTATGTACCAAGCGTGGGATCAAGTGCAATTGTGGCACGGAAGCACCAACGCAATGCACGGCGTCGGTGTCGCGAACCTGTGCAACAGCTAAGCGCATCAGAGCATCACGGGCCGCATGCAACACCGGATGTGGATGCGCAGTATTAACTGGTCGGAGGAGGAACTCGGGGAACGTAGCTTGAAGTAAACGCGTGTCGCGATCAGCAGTCGAAACATTGATGGTAGGTCTAGCGAGAACACCATCAACCACATTCTGCAAAGCCAGTCCATATTGCGCGCGAAACTGTTCAGGTATCTGACCATGAGACCTAGTACTATCGATAGCCATAAGTAACGCAGGAGGCACAGCAATACTATTAACTGGTGGATGGAAAAGTGCGCCATAATGCATGTTAACAGGACCAATATCGCGTGGCAAAGCCTCGAGAACGCGAACATGCGCTTCAGAACGACGAATGACAGAGTTAGAACAACGAGATGTAGCATTGCGCATAATGAAGGCGGCGACGCGAAGGACACTGGTCGCCAAACTTAATCCGATAACCGAGTGGTTAAGAAAATGAACAACGGCTTCGGCAAAGGTTAATCCAGCGTCGAGAATATTCTGAGCTAAATTGGCAAGCAAGTCGCTCCATGGTACTTGAAAAATATTATCAACAGGCGACAAAAAACCAGGGTCAATCGGCAGTGGTCCAACACTAGGTAAAGGCAAAGACGGCAATGATGGCACGTCAGGTCCTATAATGGGCATACGCTCAAGATTATCAGGCAAATGGCCAGGCGCTGAAGGATTAAACTGATGCCAAACGTCGGAGACGAGACGAAGAAAATCTTCTAATAGCGCAGTAGAGCAATCTTTTAAGCCAGCGACGGAAGCGTCGATAGCAGCAAGAGAGATTTCAGGGGCAGCGGCAGCAGGAAGATCTTCTTGTGCGTCCCAGAGATTGCCAAATTCAATCTCACGATGTTCTCGCGGGGACGGTGCTTTCTCGACCAGCTTGGAAAGCTGAACCCAAAATTTTCCAAGAGACGACTCGGCTTCTATCTCATGGTCGGCAGCCAACTTTTTCTCCAAAGTAATGTCCAAGAGCCAGACACCATCATCATCCCATTGCTCAGATGGTCCAGGGCGTCGCGGTGTGACGTCAGCAATGTGAAATCGCGCCCCATTCTGTCTTTCAACCCTAACGGAAACAGGAGTAGGGCGAGGTGCTGAACCACGACGCTTAGCGCGAGCGCATCTCAAATATAATATGAGATCTTCTGGGGTAGCGGCGAAAGGTGTGTCAGGCACGACAAAACCACAAATGGTGCAAAATTCCTTGCCCGCCTTAAGTTGGCAGGCAGCAGTACCGCATTTCTTGGTAAGCTCACCATCGGGCCACAACTTAGTCCAACAACGACCATAACCACCAAAAGTGGTGTCGGAAATTGCCGCAGGCTCATCAATTGGCCCGAGGGGACGTTCAGGAGCAGCGTCGAACTTTGAGTCAAGCGTAGTGTCGTCCTCATCAAGCAAAGAAGGTTCAAGCGCGACAAATTGTATCGGCCGACTATAACGTCTGTGCTCGCGAATGTGATAGCGAACTAAGTCGAGGCCGGACAATTCAGGGACGGGTGAGCAAAGGTGGGTCCGGCGCCGGCTAACAGGAGCAGAGCCAGGCAAGGGTAGAGACAACCACTCAGCAGCACGCTTGCGTAGATACTTGCGACGATAAGTAGGGCGACCCTCGCCCCACGTTGGAATGTAAGAATCAGGGGCGCCTTTACGATGCACAAGTCGGTCGCGCGTGGCGGAATGGTTACGACGGCCGCGATCAGGAACAACGATGCGAGGCGGTCTAGCAAGAGCAAGCAGAATGGCAAGTTGTAAATTCGAACGAGGTGTGTGATCATAGTCAGCCGGGAGCAGCTTAAATCTGTTCTGATCAGCAAAGAAAGCGTTTTGTCGCGCGACATTAACGCACGAACGATGGCGCTCAGCACGTTTCCACGCACGAGTACCGACGACCTCGGAGCAAACTGGCATCGGGCGTTGCGGAAGCACAACGCGAGTAATGCAGTCAGATACCGAGCTGCGAGATTCAGCCGGCATGTGAAAACAAGTGCGAAGAGGGCATTCGAGATGGTCACAAATGCTAGAAAAGGTAGAATTGGTCGCAAGAACAGCAGGACGAGTGGCCGAGATGACGGAAGCGTCAATCGAGTCACCAAAGACAGTTTGAGCGACAACGTGGTCAGAGGCGGGTGCAATAATGTCGTCAACAGCACATGGCAAAGTCGGGAAGCATTGCGAGTGTCGGAGGCGCAGAGGATTTAATTGATTAAGATGTTCCTCAATCAAGCCATAAAGACGGTCCCTTAGTTCAATTTCAGGGTCGACAGGCGAAAGCGCCTTATGCGGCTCCTGAACAAACTCAGAATCATAATCAGCCGGTACGAGTTTACGTCGACTAACTATACGGCCACCTTTACGGGAGCTACCGTCGGCAATGCGCTGGATGTTTGCATGCCCATGACATACGCGACGCGAATCATCAGCAGACGAGATGAGATAATAGGCAGGGCTAAAACAAGTGTAGCAAGAGGGCCGATTAAGCTCATCCGCACGAATAAGCGTTTTGCCAATATACTTGTCGTGCTGAATTGGAAACAACCTAGCGACATGCTTAAACAAACCGGTGGCCAAATCATCAAACGCCGTGTCGGGAGCGACAGGGCAATGATGATTGGATAGAGTAGGCCAGATAGAACGAATTGAGGGGGAGCAAAGCAATTCGCCACATTCAAAACATCGTGAGTGATAAAAACAATGAAAGGAGTCGCAATCATCGGCCAAGTGCGGTGAGACTTTTGTGTTGTAAAAAATCTGAAAGCCAGGGCCGTGAATAGCAACCGAAACACCGAAGTTAGACTCAGTGACGCCGCGAGGAGGATAAAAACAACCAGGTAAAGAATTGCCATTGACGAATAACGGACGCTCATTTGCAGGGGCGTCAAGAATATTTTTCCAGTTACCGTTTTCGGATGAGCCGGGTACTGCTGCAACAGCACGCTCCGGTCCTGGACTTGCACTGGGATTATCGGGTTCAAAGAAACGGCGATTGGCACGCCGCAT